CGCCTTGCTACCGTGCTATTTCCCGGCCAGGAAGGACCCGCCGGAAATTGTCCGGGCGGACCGCCTCGATCATGTCCGCGATCTCGATCTCGATTTTTTTCTCGCGATCGTTGTCGGACATTTCGAAAAGAAGGTCCATCGCCGCCCGCGATTGCATGACGGCCCGCGAGTTTTGCATGAACCCGACGCGCAAACCTGGAAGAATACATCCTCGACTTTCGCTCGCCCAGTTCCCCGAGTGAATCAAGATGTCCGTCCGATCGGGAACATCCTCGATTTTGAAACAATCCCCCTTCGACGGCGATCGATGTCGCTTGACGTTGTACCGTCCCGGGGGGATGCACGACTCGCCGACCTCGTTTTCTTTCCACGGTCTTTCGATCGTGAAGCCGATCATCGAACCGTTGATAAAGAGGACGCCGACCGTTTCCCCCGCCCTTGATTCTGTTCGAAGAAGGAAAAGGTAATTCATGCGCCCGGGTCCCCCTTGTTCATCGCGGCCCGCCGGTCGTGCTTCGCTTTCACAAAGAGGGAAATCCCGTCCCCGATCATCTTGTCGATCTCCCAGGATTCGACCTGTTCGATCTCCCCCGTCCTTTTCATGTCGAGGATTATGTTCATCATTTCCCGGATCTCTTGTTCCGTCGCGTATTTCGCGAGGTAAACGAGCATCCGAACCGCTTCCCTCTTCTCCGGTCCCGTCAATTTCCGGTTGAACCGTTGATACGCTTCCGCCGCGAGAAGAATCAAGCGTATGACCCCCGTGATCGACTCCCGGGTCCTCTTCGACCCGAGGCGTTCGAAAAAATCGAAGATCCCGTCAATAAAGTTTTTGAACCATCCCATGATTTCGTTTCCTTTCCTGTTTTAATGACAAGGATAAACGCCATGCGGCCGACAGTTGACACATTCAATCCGGCCGTCCGGCCATCGACAACAATCGCAAATCTCACACGTCGGATAAGGGAAGAACAGTTCCCCGCAAGTACACCCGCCGATGAAAATTGATAGTGCAACGATCAACCATTTCATCTTGACCCCCCCTTTCTTTTTACCTCGATTCGCGTTTTGAGTTTCATTCCCTCGACGACATCCTCGACACAATCCGCGGGAAATGCGATCCCCGCGCCGTCGCGGATGTTCTCAATAAACCGATCTTGAGCGTCCGTCGGTTTCTTCCCGGGTCTTTTGACCTCGATCGCGAGGAAGATCCCGACCTCTTCGACCCCGGCCGCGACAAGGTCCGCGACCTTGACCTTGTAAACCCCGAGGATGTCCGAAATCCCCTCTTGATTTCCGAACGGCCCCGGGGAAAACTTCCAATGAAAAACCCCCGTCGCTCGAAGAAGATCCCGGATCGCCTTCACGACATCCGCTTCGAGAACCGCCTCTTTCAATTTCCCTTTGCGTTTTTTTGCCTTCTTCCATCGCGTCATTTCGCGGGATCCCTCAATCCCATCTTTTCGGCGATCGCATCCGCTTTCTTTTCCTTCTCCGGGTCGATGATCGGGATCCCGACGGGTTCGAGCGTGATCGCGCTTTCGTTCATGTATACGACCCTGAACGTATATCCCTTTATGATGACCTCTTCGCCGACGGTGAAAATTGCCCAATGCTTCGGGACCGGGGATCCGTCCGGGCGAAGAAGTTCAATCCGGCCGGGTTCGAGTCCTCCCTCGGGGATGTCAACGGGGACGTTTAACATTTCAAACTTGTTTTTCTCCGGGTTTAACGCCATCATTCCCCCTTTTCGATCGGGACCGGCCGAAGGTCCGCTTTCAGGTAAAGCGGATGCGACGGGATCCCGTTCTTCGTGAGTTTCAAATAATGCGGGCGTGTGATGTTCTCGCGAATCATTTCTTCCGATGCCGCCTTCGGGATGTTCGCGCCCCATGAACAAACGGTCAAGGCCGCGAAGCGACTCCATGATCGTATGACCTGGACATTCAACGGATGATCGATCGCGAGTCCTTGAAAGGCCCGCTTCTTCAAGGCCGTCGGGTCCGTAGAAACGAGACTGTAAAAATTCAACATGATCATTCCGCCGAACCCCCCATCGAGGGCGTAACGAATACATCGCCGGACCGTCGGGTCCGCTCTTTCGGCATCCGCAATTGACGGATTCAAGCCGACAAAGGCGATGATCCCCCTTGAGGCATCCCATAAGCGCCACAAAATGAACCGATGAACGCGGTCCCCTGTAAAGACCGCGCCGCCGGTCCAATAGATCCCGACATCGATTTCCGGGGTCAATGCTTCCATTTATCCCATGTCCTCGACGCCGCCTTCGCTTTTCAGTTCCTTGACGATCTCCCGGATCCCGATATACGCGAGCGTGTCTTCCTCTTCACGCGGCGTGATCCGGGTCACTTCCGCCGGGTCCTCGGTGATCCCGAGTTTCTTCCGGGCGATTTCGTCGATCTTGTTTACGAGTTCGAGTTCGTATCCTGTCATCTTCGCGCCTCGCTTTCATTTCCTTCGTGATGAAGTCGTTCACGTCCTCCAAACACGACACATTGAAAACCGTATTCGCCGCCGGGAAAAAACAGTATTGACGCCATCGGCCGAACCACTTCACTTGACCGAGGATGTCGCCCCGTCGGTTGATACAGTTCCATTTTTTCGTTCTTTCGGTTCGATGTATCTCGACAAACTCAAAATATCGATAAGATGACATCGTCTTCCCCTTTCCGGCGTCCGGGCGGTCAATCCTTCTTCGGGCGGATCTCCGTCACCTTGGAAGGCGACTTCTTCCGCGCCTTCTTCTTCGGTTTTTCCTTCCCTGCGAGGTCGCCCGCGGCCCCGTCGTCGCTTTCGTCAAGGCCCGCATATCCCTTCAAGGTTTCCTCGACTTCCGCGATCGGATAACACGCGAGTTTGATAAAAAGGCGTCGCGTGATCTTCGCGACGGTCCCGACCGGTTCATTTGCTTCGTCCGCGGTCTTCGAAACGAGTCGTTGAACGTTCATTGTTTCAGTCCTCCGTTTCCTTCGTGACGTTTGAGTCCTATCTTCTGGATACAGTCCAGAAGCCCATACAAAGCGAATTGAAGAAGGGTCACTCGATAGATTTCTTTCGAGCGGCTTTCATCGACGACGACCTCTTCCCCCGGGGGTCCGAGTCCGCCCGAAATCTCGTTGATCCCTTGACGATAATGTTCGGCCAATGCCGCGACCGAGTTCGGATCGTTGCATTCGACCATTTCGAGACATAGTTTCATGAGTTCGTCGCGGTCCTCCTGGACCTTGCGAAAAAATCCCGGGTCCTGTTCAAAGGGCGGTTCGTTCTTCATCGGGCGTGTCCCTCCATTGAATGACGAAATCGTTTGTCTCGAAGTCGTTGAACCGTGTAATGATCCCGCGCTTGACGCCTTGAAATATCAAGGTCCCCTCGACGGGGATCCCGGCGTCCTTGCATTTCGCGAGACATTCCATTTCAAACATTTCCGCGCATCTTATTTGTTCAATTTCGTGCTTCGTGAATCGGACTTCGATCGTTGCGGGTTCGTGTTCCATGCCTTCCCCTTCATGTTCGGTGTTAATCCTCGGGGATCGCCTCGAACTCTTCGTCGGTCATGTCGAACCGTTTAAACTGAACTTCAAGGACTTCCCCCTCTTCAAGACAATCGAGGGAAACAAGGTTCTCGATCATGTCCGGGGCGACGACCCAGGCGTCAACCGTATCGTCGAAATAGAAGAGTCGGGGTTTTTTCATCCGCTTCCTTTCCCCCGGGTCCGGTGAAAATGTCCCGGGTCCTTTTTCGGGTTTAGGAACTTGAAGATCGGCCGGATCTTCCATCCGCGGACCGTGAGCGCCCTTTCAATGCGTCGTCGGACTCGACGGATCCTCTTCTTCATCTTCATCGATTATCATCCCGTTTAACATATCGATCCGGTCCCATGCGATCTTTAACTTGTTGATCAATTCGAGTTGAATCCGGCGGTTTTCGGCGTCGGTCGCTTCGAGTTTTCGAATCCAATCTTGATAACGGTGAATCTTGACGATCAATTGAGCGTTGAAGGTCCGAAGGCGATGATTTTCTTCCTCGACCTCTTCATACTTCGCCCGGACCCTTCGAACAAGACTCAAAATCGAATGAAGACTCGTTCCGTCCTCGAAAGGATTTCGGAGGAAATTCGACCGCGGCTCGCCGGGTCGCCGCTTTCGGAATTTAACCATTCGTTCCCCCTGTCCCTGTTCAAAAGTTTGAATCGATCGTAAAGAAAACAAGGTCGCTTTTTGCCGGGGAGCGTGAGAAGGTTCGCCCGCCGGATCGCGTCGTTCCCGAAGGCGTATCCCCTGTAATGAAGGACGACTCGATCGGGACAATATTCGAACCTGAAAAGAACGTATATGTCGCATCGCTTTTCCGGGTTTGCCTTGTCTTCCGGGATCAAGAGGTCCGGGTCCCTGTTATCCCTCGCCTTGACATCGATCGTGTACCCGTCCGGCGTCGTGAAGTCTTCTTTTCGAATCTTCCCGATCGCGGGGTCGAAGGGAAGGCCGGAAATCCTCGAAAAGATCACTTCCCCGGCGACCCCTTGCGCGTGTAATTCGACCTCGTTCCCGCCTTCCGCATAACAGGTTTCCGGGATCCCGTTTTCCTCTACCCATTGACAACGAGCGGCCCCGATTTCCCTCGCCTTGATCATGCTCGCCCGGGACAAGGCCCATGCTCGCCCGGGCGGGATCTCATTCAAAGAATCAAACAATCGCATAGGTCCCCCTATTGCTCGACGGAAACGATCGAGGGAACAGAACAGGGACCGAGGCGTCCGACGGCCATCTTGAAAAATTCATATCTCGGGACGGGAACGTCAACGTCGTCAACCTTGTATGTCGCCGGTCCCCATTTGACCCTGATCGGAGCGCCCTTTTCGACGACGTACCATCCCCGTTGACGAAGCGCGTCACGGACTCCCGGCGGGGTCGCCGGTCCGACAACGAGAATCGGATCACTCGGTTCCGACAACCCGCTTCGATTGTGCGCCGCGACGGACTCGACCGCGAGTTGAAATTGTTCGCCGGTATCGATGAACGGTTCAATGTCAACGATACAGTCAACAACGTCCGGGGTCCCGTCGTCCAGGTCGCAAACCCCGAAGAACAAGTCGATCTTGATCCATTCATCCGCCGTTACAAACATCGGGATCGCCAGGATCGCAAGAATCAATAGAATCGCCGTTCGCTTCTTCATTTCGTTTTTCCTCCATGATCGCATTTAGTTTTTTCTGGCAGGTGAACGCGAGGCCGTCAATCGCTTCCCGTTCTGCGTCCGTCTTTGCCTTGTTCCGTTCGTTTTGAAGAAGGTTCAAGAGGGATTGAAGGCGTCCTTCTTCGGATCTCCCGTGAAGTTTGCCTTGAGGCTTTTTGAAGGGGCGGGGGTTCAAGAGGATGTTTTCCTCGGGGACCGTTCTTCCTTTCCAGGGATGACGCATACGCTTTGTTCTCCCGTTCGTCCCGCATCTTCGAGGCGACAAGAATCGCCCATATCATAAGACCGGCCGCGGCGAAGATCAGGATCACCAAAAAGGTTAAAGGGTTCATTCCTTCGGTTCCTCCGTTTGTTTGCGATCGGGGACCGCATAGAGTTTGAACGAGTCCGACCCGTCCGGCCGGGATCGCCGGGGCGTCGTCCCCGCGTTGAAAATCAATCGGATCTGATCACAAGGACCCGGCCGCGAGGATCCTCGACAAAGCGGGGATCCGCCGGATCCGGTGTTCATGAGGGTTCGGGTCGCCTTCCCGATGGTTTCGGGATCGAGGCCGATCGTCTTGTTCATTGATTCGAGAATCTTTTTCGTGAATTCATCGAAGTTCCCATCGCTCGAAAAATTGACCGGCTCGCCGTCCTTCAAATACTCAATGTCGCCCGGTTGAAGGTCTTCGTCCTTCTTCCTCGGGTCGATTGCTTCCATCCCATAGGGAAGGCCGCGCATTTGTCCAGGTCGCCGGGGCGGGCTGAAATGATAGGCGACCGGCCGTCCCTCTTCCTCTTCGTCCTTGTTCTCCCTCTTTCGGCCGAACATCCCCATGATCCCGCCGACGATGAATAGAATCACAAGGACAGTCCCGAGGGAGAACCCGTCGAGGGCGTTCACGATAAAGAGGACGACCGCGGCGTCAACGATGAATCGGATCATGTCGATCCCCCTTTCAGTTCTTCGCTTTATGCGAGGATCTTCTTTGTTACGACGTTCCCTTCTAACCATTCTTTGATTCGCTTGATCGCCTCGATCTTCCATCTTCCGCCGTCCGACTCTATCAAGCGACAAACGATTTCGCTTCCGGCCCCTTGTTGCATACGGAAGACGAAGGTTGATTCCGGTTGCTCGATTTCCGGGAAGGTTCGGAACGGTTTCAAAGTGACCGGGTTCGGGACCTTCACGTTCTCGACCTTCGCGATCCCTGCCCTTGCCGTTGTCTCTTGACTGATCCCGTCGTCGGCGATCGACAAGGTTGATTCGGCCCGGAGGTTGCTCAAGAGGCGAAGCAAGGACTCGCGGTCCTCGGTTTCGACGAAATTCGATTGAAGCATAATGATGAAGTCTTCAACGGGAAGCGCCCGCAGTTCGAAAGAAGACGCGATCGCTTCGAGATATGTCGGTCGTTGAAGAAAGGACCCCTTTAATTGACCGCGGACCGTGACCAAACACGGATTTACGATATGAACGAAGGAGTTTTCGTCGAATCCGCTTTCTCCCATTTCAAGATAATCGCAAAGCGAGGACAAGGTCGAAACGCGGACGAACTCCGGTTCGGGATCCTCGACCGGAGAAAGGCCGCTCCCGAGTGTGTGATACTTGCGGCCGTCGATCGTGATGATCGCTTCCGGCTTTTCCTTCCGCTCGAAAATCAATTCAAGTGCATCTCTCAACATGGATCATTCCCCCTTTTTCTTTCCGTTCATTTCGACGACCTTCCCGTCCCCCTTTTCATCGAAGAGGGGAAGCGTCTGTTTGTACTCCCTCGCGATCCCTTTTCCGTGAGCGGATCCGAAAGAACACATTGTCTTGAATGCGGAGTCGGCGACAAGTTTCGACTTCGCCTCGATGAATATCGACCCGATACTTCGCTTTTCATCCGGTTTGATCTTGACCTTGAGGGTCACTTCCCGGACTTCGTCGGGTTTCGTGTTCGGGTCCATGATATTGTCGAGGACCTTTTGAAGTTCGTCTTGAAACTTCTCGACCGCCGCGCCGTTGCCCAATGTAATCAAGGTGATCGGTTCATCGTCTGTGATCATGGTTCCCCCTTTCGTTTTGCGTCATGGTTTCGGTTCGTCCTCTTTGCCGTCGTTCGGTCCCCCCTTTCTCTTCTGTTCGTTTTCTTCTCGCTTCTCTCTTTCCCACTTTTCCCGGAATTCCTTCAAGGTCATGTCCGGGGTTATGCCGTCGCGTTCCATCGCTTCCCGTTCTTCCTGTGCTTCCCGCTCCCATCGTGCGATTTTCTCGGAAGTCGTTTCTTCTCCGGGCGTGTCGTATATGGACCGACGCGCCGTCTTGTAAACTTCATCCTCGAACCGACGGCCCGATAACCATCCTTGCGCCCACTTGACGGACTTCCCTTGTTGTTCCAGGGTCGGCCGTCGCCTCGCTTCTTCCTTCGCGGCCGCGATGATCTCGGGGATCTTCGCGATGAATTCGTTCCGGCCGAAGAGTTTCGCGAGGTTCAACCATGCGTCCGCCGCTTCCGCCTTCCCTTCCTTTTTCCCAAAGGCGTTCCAAAACTCGTTGAAGCGTTCGAGGAAGAACCCCGATAATTTCTTCCCGGACTTCGTCAAATAGAACGGTCCGTCGATTCCGACTTCGGCCGGACACAAAGGAAGATCGAGAAGACCGGATTTTCCCTGAAAATCGGGATCTTCTTTCCCTGAATTAGAAGGTGAAGAAGAAGAAGGGTCCGTCACGTCGCCGTTATCCTTGCGTTTCTCCCTGTATCGATCTTGACGTAACCGTCCTTGACGCTTGATCTTTTCCTTCCTGTCCATCCTCCGGTTTATCAGAGTGATTTTCCCGTTACCGTTCGTCACGACCTCGATTTTCGGGTCGTCCCCTGGACCGGGACAAGGAACGTCGGCCGGGTCGAGAATTCCTTCCTTCGTCATGCAATCCGCGACCCCGAGGGAAACGATTTCGAGGATGCAAACCGACGCCGTCCGTTCATCTTCTCCGAACAAGCGAGCGTATCCAGAAATCGGAAGCGACAAGCGCCCCCGGGGTTCGGCGTAGTGCATCGCGCAAAGGCAATCCATCCATGCACCCCGCGACAAGCATGAAAGCGCCCGCGTGTCCCGTTGATAATCGCCGAAGTAAAATTGATCCGCCGGGTTCTTTCCCATCGGTGAAGCCCCCTTCCCCTTTCCCGTTCGGACGGGGGATCATCCGTGTTGTGAGTTCTGAAAGCGTCCGTATTCTTCCTTGACCTTGTCGAGCGTGATCTCGACCGCCTTCTCGGACAACCATTTGACCTCGCGCTTCCCTTTGACCGGACCGTTCCTTCCCTGAAAGGACGTGATCTTTTCCAGGTGATCGGCCGTCGCGCCGGGGTCCCCGTGATTCATCTCGGACAACATTCGCATGATCGAGGCCCGGGCGTCCTCGGTCGCCGCGGGGTTTTGATCCCGGACGTTCGACTTCCCGGAAAAACCCACGGTCTTGACGCCGTCGCGCCGGATCCCGAACGCCTCGACCTCTTCCCATGTGCAAGATTGAAGACCGAGAAGACGGACGATCGCGTTCCGCCGACCGTTCGACGTACAATTCTTTATGATGTCCTCTTCGTTGATCTCCGAAAGTTTCAGGCGTTCGCCCTCGCGCATGGAAAAGAACGGGTCCCTCGATGAACTCGTTCCCGTCGCCGACATTGATCCAAGTCCCCCGGACCATCGAGCGACGTATTCACAAACGTAAAGATAGAACTCGCCTTCGTCGTCCTTCGCCCATTGTTTGACCGGCCGGAACACGGGGAAGACTTCGATCGGGAGAACCGACGCCGCCTTGACCGCGCCGGATTCTTGAAGGTAGGCGTTCCCCCCGAGGTCCTTCCAATCGCTCGCGTTCGTTTCTTGAACGGCCCGCTCGATGACCTTCCGCTTGTTCTCCGCAAGGATCATGCTCGCGTTCAAGAGGTCGCAAACCCTTTCCGCGACGGACGCGGTTCCGTCCTTCGGGCGATTCATTTGTTCATCGAAATACAAAAGGTCTTCCCGGTGTTCGACTTCACTCGGGTCGGCCGGGATCGCTTTTCTTTCCATCGTCCGCGCTCCCCTTTTGATCGCGTAAGATGTTTCCCGTCGCGCCGCGAAGATATGTGTCCGAACTCACGCCTCGCTCGCGATACGACTTTTCATTCCGCTTCCGTTGCCGGAAGTCCGCCATCGCAAGAGTAAGACTCTTTCCGCCTGGACATCGGTTACACCCGAAAAGATTGTGCGTCCCGTATTTTTGCACGTCCCCCGCTCGAATCTTGCGATGACAGGTCCAACATTCCCAAACGCAAAGCGCCCGCCTCTTCTTCCTCATTGTTTCTTTCCCCCCTTCGCCTCATGAACGGCCGCTTGCATCGCCGCTTGATTCTGTTTCGCGATTTGAAGGAACTCGAAGAAGATCGATCCCATCCGGTTGACCGCCGTGATGAACTTAGAGAACGCGCAATCCCCGGGGTCGTCCGGGCGCTCTACGGTCCAGAGTTGACAACCCGTCGATTCGCATTTTTCCCGCGGCCGCGTGAACGGACAATCGCCGATCGTCTTCGGTCCCCTCTTCTCATTCGTTCCCGGGGTTTCTTTCCGTTCCATCGGTTCCCCTTTCTTTTGTGAATTTGTTGATCTTGCCGGTGATCCTCGCCCGGATCCCGTCGAGGTTTTCCATGAATAGGCGGATGTCCTCGATCAAGGTCGCGAGTCCGTCTTGTTTTTCGAATGCGTCCCGTAACGATTCGGCGTCGTGAACATGAACCGTGTCCGCCGCTTCGCCGACCTCTTCGATCGAGGCGAGCATCGATTCAAATGTTCTTCTGATCGGGGCGATGTCGAAAGGGTCCTTCTCGGGGGGATCTCGGGGCGGGATTGTTTGATTCATTCTTCCCTCGAAAAAAAACGCTTGACTCGGGGGTCAAGCCGGGTTTATTCTCGCGTCGTGCTTTCTTCTCCTGTTTCGTTGGTTGCCTCGGGGGGTCGGGGATGGTCGAGGGGGGTCCCGTTCACATGGGACCCCCTTTTTTTCTTTCCCGGTTTGAGGTTCAAGGAACCCGAGGCATATCCCGGGAGTCTCGACTATCTTCCCCTCTCCGTCGTAACGGAAACCCGATAAATAAAACGGACAGTCTTTACATTTCATCGAGGTCGCTCCCGGACCGACGCCTTCGCCCTTTGTCGTTTCGCGACGATCTCGGGTCCGTGAATGTGGCAAAGATAACGGTTGTTGTCAACGAATGACTCGGAAAGGATCATCGTTTCCTTGCATTCGGTCCAACCGCAACGGACGATCGGATCGATCCTCGCTTCACAAAATCGGCAAAAGTGAACGGTCTTCCCTTCTTCGTTCTTGATCAACCCGGTCGCCGGATCCTGTTCAAAGATCCGGTCCCCCCGTTCGGTCGCATAATGCTTTTCGTGATCGAAGAAGGCGTCCTCGAACTCTTGACAACAAAACGCCGTCGGCGGATGACAGAATCGCTTTCCCATGAGTCCCCTTTCCCGGGATCAGGCGTCGCCCGATGCCCGCTTGACCGGCCCGCCCTCAATCCATGCGACAAGATCGCGTTCGAGGATGACCTTCAAGCGGGACCCCTTCCATCGGGGAAGCGCCCGGAGGTTTCCGGCCCGGATCGCGTTCATTACGGTTCGATAAGAACATCCCGCCTTGAGCGCCGCCTCTTGCGGCGTGAACCGTTTCTCGATCTCGGCGAGTTTCCTTTTCTTCTTCATCGTCTTCCCCTCGTATCTGAATTGACAAAGATTCACGAACTTTCGTGAACCTTCATATTGTTAGCATAAGAGGAAAAACCCTGTCAACCGCCTTTTTTCCGGGACCCCCCGGAACGGCCGAAGTCCTTCGGCGGACCGTGTCCTTCCGGCGGATACAAGGGAAGGCGACAAATCCAACATATACAATGTTCCGCCGGGAGAAGACCGCCGACCCCGTTGACCGTTCCGCACCACGGACACCCTTTTTCAAATTCCATCCGAAGGGAAATTTTCAACCGCGGAACGCAAATCAAACCGATCTTCATGATCCCCCCTTCGGTTCCTTGATCCATCGATCGTATGTCGCCCGCGGATCCGAGTCCTTCGGAAAGCGGACCTTGCACCACGAAAACCCCTCGGCGAGTCCCCTCTTCAAAACCCGGACGATGATCGCCTCGCCCTCGGGTTTCTTCTCCGTGACGGGGTCCTCGTAAACCGTGACCTTCATCCCTGCCTTGATCATGTCGTTCCCCCGCGGCCCCGGGGGACGCGGATCCCCCCGGGGCGGTTCGATGTTTAGTCGGCCCAAAAGAACCGAAGATTCTTCAAGGACATCTTGATCGAGTCCTCGGAAAAAACGCGGACGATCCGGGCGTCAACAAGTTCGTTTCCGACCCATATTTTTCCGCGCTTCAATGCCTCTTCGAGTTCGGCCCGGGTCTTGATCGTGTTCCCTCGCTCCCATGCCCTCGCGGCTTTTTTCTTTTTCATGCGGTTGCCCCTCTTTCTTGCCTCGCCTTCGCGTGAAACATTTGACGACAAGGCGGGTCACAAAACCCGAAGGTTTCCGTTTGATCGAAGATCGGACGATCGCGCCCGATCAAGGACGCGCCGCAATTCGAACAACGTCCGATCCCGAGTCGGTAATAATCGAGTCGGTATTGACGCGCCGTGTCCTTCGCCCGAAAATACCGGTCCTTGTAAAAACTCATGCTTCCCCTTTCTCCCGGCCGCGCCGGGGGTTCGGTGTTCAATCTTCCCATTCGTCCGACAGTTCCAGAAGACGCGCCTTGTAATCGTCTTCCTTCCGAACCTCTTCATCATAGATCGACCTATCGAGGACCCCCTCAATGTGTCGCCTGATCAGGTCGGTCAAATACTGCGGTTCAAGGGCGTCAAGTTCCCAGGAATCGGAACCATGTTCGGCGATGTATCCGTTCGCCCGCGAGTCCGTGATCTTCGCCGGGTTCGGCGGGGGTTCCTTCTCGATGACCTGATCCATGTTCAAGGCGATCCGGCGGATCTCGATGTCAACCCCGAACGTCGCGAAGCGATCGCGGATGTCCCGGGTCATGTCGATGCCCGACGGGTCGTGATCCCCGAGATGAAGAACAACGACCGATTGACCGTTCCTTCGCTTGTAACCGGCGATCCGCATCGCCGCGCCCCATGCCTCGGACTGTGAAACGTATCCCCGACACGAAAAGAACGGGACATCGAGGTCGCCGCAAACCCCGGCGATCACGCCGGTCAAGGCGTCCTTCTCGATCCAAACTTCGACGCGCCGCATCTGTCCGGCCCATCGATCGACCATGAATTGACTCGCGCAAGCGCGAAGGATCTCGCCCGGGTTTCTCCAATGGTTGTTACCTCGAAGATTCCGGGTCCGGTCAACGATACTTTCCCAGGAAATCAAACCGGCGAGGCGACCGTCGGACACGATCGATCCGAGGCGCTTATACTCCGATTGCTTGTTCGGAATGAGGTCCCGGGCGACAAACTGATAATAAAGCTGTCTCAAGGTTAAGTCGTATCCCTGCGCCGCGTATTCATCGATGATCGTGTTCGCCTTCTCGATGATTTCCAGGGTCGCCGGGGCGAAGTTCTTTTCGATGTATTGAATTTTCACGTCTTCCCCTTCCCGTCCCCCGGGGACCGCCGGGATCCCGCGGGGGACACTCGATCGTTATCGGTGATCCGGGTCGCCGTCCGGGACCGCGACCGGTGTTATTCCCGCCTTCTTCAACCGCTTCATTTCGACATCGTTCTTCGCCTCACTTTCCGTGACGATCTTCTCGACGGCGAGCGGCCGGAACGCGCAAAAGATCCCCGGGACATACTCGGGGTCCCCGGGATCCTCGCCGAACTCCGGGACCTGCGGGGGTCGCTCGATCGCCTTCGGATGCGCGAAGTAAACGATCGTCTTCCCGAGTTCAAATCCGCGGGGGACCGATGCGATCCGCTTCGAGATTCCGAGTTCGTCCGCTTCCTGGACGAAGTCCGCGGCCGAATAGAACTTCTCGCCGACCCACAAAAGACCGTGTCGTTCGTCACTCGGGGGGGTGCAAAGAAGACACCCGCGAGCGCAATCGGGACAATAGGTCGTGATCTCCGCGCCTTCTTCGAGGGATCCACCGAGGGGGGTTTCGAGGTCGTCGATTTCCTCTTGCGTCGCCGGGATCATGTGAACCCCGAAGAGGTTCCGCGGTTCGATCCAGGTCCACCCGCGAGACTGTTTGATCCCCTCGGAACAACAAGGACAAACCGTCAACGGGATTTCGCCGCGATCGCATGAGAAAGCGAAGGGCGGGGCGACGAGGTACAACCCGCCGACCTTTCGATAACCGCATTTCCTTTTTGCTTCGACTGCCATGTCTTCCCCTTTCTCCCGGCCGCGCCGGGGGTCGTTGTGTTCGGCGAAAATTGCCGACTTCGGGCGCATATTTCGCAATACTCCGCGTCGTCGTCCTTGAAGACATCTTCCGGGGCGACGACATCGAAACAGTCCGCGCAAATGTAGAATCGACGTTTCATGATCTTCCCCTTTACCATGCGAGCGCGTATCCCGCGGGCGGGCGCTCGACCGGTTTCATCTCCCGAGGCGGGAGTCCGTGTTTTTTGATGATCTCCGCGATCTTGTCCCGGACCTTGCATTTCAAACACTTCTTTTCGCCGGGATAGATGAGCGCGAGACAATCGGGACAGAGTTCCATTCGTTCCCCTTTCCTCTTTTTCGTTGGGCGTGATGAACCCGGAGTTTTGAGGGGACCCCGGGACGAAACCCGCGGGGGTTATCGATAGGATTTTTTGACGGCGTCGCCGATCTGTTCTTGCGTGAGTCTCTTCAAGTTTGCCTCGACCGCGTCCGCTTTCGCTTTCCGGTTCGGGGCGTCGAGGATCCACTCGACAAGCATCTCGCCCGCCGCTTGAACCATCTCGACCGGATCCGTCTTCATGACGTGATCGACCGGAAAACCGCGAATGTCGGAAACGCGCTTTGTCCGATAGTCGAGGGATCCGATCAACCCGGAATCCTTCTCGGGGGTCAAGGTCGAAAACCAATCAAAAAACGTCGCCTCCGTGACCCGGTCGCCCGCCTTGTTCGTGTGAAAGAAAACCATGAGTTCATGACCCTTCGCCGTGATTCCCTTCGCCGCCATAATTGCCCCTTTCGTTTGTTGTTGTCCGTTTGATCGACCGATCGGCCGGGGAACTTGAGTTCCCGCGACCGGTCCGCGGATCAACCGAATTGAACGACGCGCCGTGTCGAGCGATTCAACCATCCGTGAACGCGGGACACGCCGTCGGATCCGAGAACTTTAAAATCGAAGTAACGGGTTTCTTCCGGGGGAACGTCCGGGACCGTGTCGAAGACCGGGACGACATATTGATACAGGTCGCCGCGGTAACAGGAACCGAAGACGGCATCGCATCGTCGGCATTCGTGGACCTGGACGGCGACCGAGGAAACCTTCGAGGAATTGCAAGCGGGACACTTCATCGCGGACCCCCTTTCGGGTTCGGGTTTTAGTTGATCGCCGGAATCTTCGCGAGCATTTCTTGAGCGAACCTGATCGCCTCGATCAAGAGGTAAAGAGTCGGAATCGAAGCGCCTAGACTGAACCATTTCATCGCGGCCCCTTTCGTTTTCGTCTATGTGCGTTGTTGTTGTCATGACCTAGAAGATATACAAATCCCGTGCCAGGATCCCGGGATCTCGGGGAATCTTTTTTCGCTTGATATTTCAGGGATTTAGAAAATCGGCGTGAACAAACTTCCCTCGGGGATTAGGAAAGTATGTCAAAATATGTCAAGCATTGTGCCGAAAAATGACACATTGACGCGCCGTGTCGAGGGGAACCGGCGGGAGAAAAAAGGTTCCCTTCCGAGGGGAAAACCCTTCATTTTCCGAAAATGCCCCTAGAAGGCCCGAAAAGGGGTCATGCGAGGCCGACCCGGGAAAGGGGTGTAAAGGCATGAACGGAAGGGGGATCGTCCAGAGGGGACCCCGGGACGCGCCCGGGATCATAGAAAACGGGACGACGGGATCCGGGGGGTCAAGGCCCCGAGTCCCGGCCCGCTCGCCGTTGTTGTTCTTGCATCGCGTCCTTGATGTATTCCAGGTGAACATTTATCGAGTTCACTTGACCTTGAATGATCTCGAACCGCTTGTCCGTTTCCGCCGCCTTCTGTTCCGCCCGCCGGATCGCCGCGCCTTGCTGTTCCATCGCCTTGTTCTGTGCCGCGATCGTTGATCGTTGAGCGATTGCGAAGGTCCCGGCCCCGGCCATCAGAAGCATAAGAACAATCCCGATGATCCAAAGGCCGATTTTTGTCGAAAGTTTTCCGTCGATCTTTTTCCCGAGGTCGTGAACATCGAGACAATGGTTTTTGCAATAAGCGCCGGTCCGGGCGTCCCCCGGGTTCACTCCGTTTGTCATTTTCCCTCGCCTTTCTTTTTTCCAGGTGGTTTGATGATAGGTGTTTCGATCTTCTTCGCGGGCGCTTTTTTGGGCGGGGGTTTCCGGGGGTTCGCTATCTTCGCAATCGCTTCCTCAATCCGACGGATCCGTTGATCGAACCTTTGAAGGTCCTGAGAAATCTTGTTCATGTTCATGTCGGTCGTCTTTGCGACCTTCGCGATTTTCGCGTCAACGGCCGCGGAAGATCCGCCGCCGCCGACCCCCTCTTCGACCATGACCTCGACGCAAGATGTCATCAGAAGGGCGCTCAAAATGCCGATCAGAAATAATCCCCTTGTCTTCATGTTTTCCCCTTTCATCTTGGGTTGATTATCGCGGCGTCCGGCAAGACGCCGACCCTCCGTTCCTTTTCGGTGATCATTTGATTGATAACTCGCCGAACCGTGACCGGCCGGGATCCCGCTCGCCGCGGGGAGTCCATCCTTTTGATGATCTCGCGCCATAACTTGACGTTGACCGACCCGGGATTCATTTCTTTGAGGATCGCGATTTCCCTTCCGAGGTCCGCCTTCTCTTCCCTGATTTCCGCCTTCCTCTTCTGCCCGGACTTCTTCCACACATCATAATTTTTCCCGTCCGGCGTCGGCCGATACTCGACATCGTCCGCGAGCGCGACCGCGCAAGAAAAGAGGGCGAAAACGATCAACCCGACAACGAAAAAAGCGATCCCTTTCATTCTGTTCCCTTTCTTATTGAAACCATCCGTATGTTTGAAGGTCGTCAACGACCTGATTCAAGAGGTCCTTTGTCGATTCGACATCGTCGCGGAGCGCGTTCAATTCAGTCTCGACCGAGTTCGCTTCCGCTTCCGATGAATATCCCCATCCGCCGGACGACGCCGTTATCGCGAGGTCGGCCGATGTCATCGCGGGGTTCGTCCGACTCGCGGAAGAATAGGTTTGCGTGAAGGCCGCGGTTTGACTCGCGGGGGTTGTCCCGAAGACGCCGATCTTCGCCGGTCCGACTTCGATTTCGTTCATTCCCGAACCGGAAACTTGAAGGACGGCCGCTTCGCCGGTTTGAGCGGAAAGATAGAAGGTCCCGGTCGAGTCAACATAGACGCGACCCCATTTCGCCGCGGTCGCGCCGGTATCGTATCCGTAAACATAGACGAAGGGGTTCTCGCCGGACGTTGCGTCCTCAAAGAAGGTAACGTCCGAATCCGCGCCGTCGTTGATTTCGACTTCCGTGTCCGATTCGAGTTCGAGGCGTTCGCCCGCTTGCGGATAGATTTGAAAGGTCCCGTTGTCTTCGTCGATCGTCAAGGCCCCGTAACGAACGTTCCCGAGTGCGTCGTCCCATCCATAAACGTAAAGATGAGAATTTGAACCGGCCCCGGGATCCGTCGAGGCGGAAAAGAAGTGCGCGTCGCCCTCGCCGTCCGCGTTTGCGTATAGTTCGCCCTCGATCCAGGTTTCCGCGATGTCCGAATTCCCGATCTTGACCGTGTTCGATCCCTTCCCTTGCGCGTTGTATCCGAAGACATTCTCGTTTGTGACTCCGTCCCCGGATGCTCGCGCCAGAGCGCCGACGTAAACCGAATTTGTTCCGTCCGTGAACTCGGTCACGTCCTCGGTTATCCAATACCCGCTTTCCCATCCGATCGCGGTCACGCGGTCGCCGGTCAACATTTCCCGAAGCGAGGACTCGCCGATCGCGGTGAATTCATTTCCTTCTGTCAGTTCCCAAAGGGTCCCGTTACCGACGGACGTGTTCTCGTTTCCGGTTTGAAGATGCCTCAAAGCGCCTTGACCGGTCGCGGAATTTCCGGTTCCCGTTTCCAAGTCTTGAAGCGCCCCGTATCCGAACGCTTGATTCGCGTTACAGGTCGTGCATTCCCGGAAGGTGTAAGTCCCGAGGCCCGCATTCGCATAGGCGGACGTGTATTCATACCCGGATTCGTAACCGACGTTCGTATTGAAGCGGGCGAGGGGACTCCCGGCCCCGGAAAGATTCCCGGCCCCGAGGACGCCGACCCCGATGAAGACATTCGAGTCGTGATAGCGCCATCGATCCGAATAAAGATCCTCTTCGAGATGCGTCCCGTCGGAATCGAACTCGACAACCTTCGAAAGCGTGTCCGACCCGTCCGGCGTCGCCCATATCGAAACTTTCCCGGGCGAATCGTTGAGGGCGTGATCGTCCGCCGCCTCGAAGAGAATCGAGGCCGACGGGTTGTAAGCTCCCCCGGCGGAATCATATCCGTAAGCGGCGATCTCCCCGAGGTCGTCGCCCGAATCGGGATCTAGTGAACCGTTGCGCGATCGCAAAAAATGAACTTGACCGTGTTCCGTGTCCGAGTCCCGAGTGTAAGAAGTGTCCCCGCCTTGAACGATCGCATAGTCGCCCGCGTTCCATCCCTCGCGAATGTTGATTCCGACATTGAAATTTGACGCCTCGTTGAATGCCCTCATATCAATTCCCACTTGACCCGAGGCGTTGCCCGCGTCGTAACCCGGCGAATAAAGACTCTCCCCGATATCAATGAACGTGAGATTCCCTGTAATCGTCGAGGTCGCGTCTAAATAGGGGATATACATTTTGATCATGGAAAAGTCGTTGTTGACGTTCGTTCCGCTTTCCATGTTCGTTGAAAAGACGATATGAAAAATGTCGTCGATTTCGTTTCCCGAAAGGGCGTTGATGTTCATATCCATCGCCGACAGAATGTGAGCGTCCGAATAGTTCGCATCGATCCCGTAATACGCGCCTTGAAGTCTTCCAATCTTCCCGCGCTTCCCCGAATCGTTCGATCCCCTCGCCGTGAAATTTCCGGCGGTCATTGAGGCATATTCATAATAAAGACCGGTCGGGATGGTCGCCTCACAAGCAAAGGTTCCGGCGGTCCCGCCTTGTTCCCATGTAATATCGGGATTTTCTTCGTTGCATTCTCCCCCGGGACAGTCGGGATCCCCGCCGGGACACGGGTTCCCGTCGTTCGAACCGCCGACACAAATCGGTTCAGAAACCGCGTTCGACATATCGATCGCGACATTCATCATCGCCCCGAGCGGTTGCGTGTCGTTCGCCTCCCCCCCGGCCGACGGCGTCAAGCTGTAAAAAGCATTAAAGGCAACGGGTTGATAAAACCCGGACCCGGGGTTAATGAATTCCTGTTCCCATATACCGACGACCGTTGAAGACGAAACATCGTTCGCACTATTCCCAAATTGAGCGCGAGACACGTCGTTGATTTCGTATTGCTCCATGTCGAGGTTACTCGACGCCGTCCCGTCCCAATTGTCCGACCATTCCAGGGTCGCGCCCGCGCCGGGGGATTGAAGAACCTCGCCGGGATTAGAAAAGGCGGTCGATGGAAGAATATAGTTTCCCGCGCCGATCGAAACGGTTGTTCCCGCTTCGATCGTTGTTCCCGAGGTCAAGGACGTTCCCGCCTCGATCGCGCCGGTCGTCGTCACGGAATCCGCGTCGATGTCCGCGAGGTCCGCGTCGCCGTCCGGGGTTATTCTCCAATCGGCCGAATATGAAGGCGTGAAACTTTCCGCCGTGACATCCGGGTTCGATCCGTCGAAGGTATTCGATCCGCAAGCGACCCCGCAATCCCCGGACCATACGGACCATGTAACAGTCGCGCCGTTGAACTCCGGGGGGGGATTCCCGGTCCCCGTGCAGTTTGCCGAACAGGTCGTCGCGACCGCGGAAGGGTTGAAGGCCCATCCGCAAGTTTCTTCATCCCAAAGAAGAATGTCGGTCACTTTGTAGGTCAATTCCGCGCCGCCGATCACATCATGAAGAGTGTCAACGTCGGCCGAATCGGAGAAGGTATAAACGAGGACGTAAGCGCCGGGACCCATGAGTCCGCCGACCGCGGAAAGATTCTTTCCCTTCATCCCGTTTTCACTCGGAAGGGAAGTCGGCCAGGATCCGACGGTTCCTTGATTGTCGCAACAATTCCAGCCGAACGCGCAAAAGTACGTTCCCCCGCCGATGTCGGGACAGCTTGTCGTTGACGCCGCGAGAACAATCGCGCCCCGGTCGCATCCGTCGCACCCGTCAACGGCGGAATCGGCGAAGTAATGATCAAGCCCGTTGATCGTGAGAGGGACCGCTTTGATTTGCAGGGTTTGACTTATCGCATCGTCACATGACCCGACGGGATTCGGTCCTAGAACATAACTCGGGGCGTTGATCACTTCGCGGGAAATCCAGGTTTCGGACGTGTCGTCGTACTCAAGATGATAATAGTCCCCGGTGTTCGAACAATCGACATCGTCCATGTCGCAAATGTTCGAATAGGAACCATAGTCGCCCCCGGCCGCGGGATCGCAAAGGAAAACAAAGCAAGCGAATATTAGGACCGCAATCCAGGCGACAACGATCCACTTCGGAAAAGAGTCTCGGTCTTTCATGTCTTTCATTCCTCGATCGGATTGTCCTTCCCTTTTGCCTCGACCGCCTTGTTGATCAGGTGTTCGAGCGCCTTTTGATTGACGACCCCTTGAGCGGGTTTTTCTGCGAATTTCGAAATCGCCTTCGCTAAAATCCACGTCCCGAAGAGTATCACATGGAATAACGTCAACGGGTTTCCACGGACTCCAACGTCCTCCACGATCAAGCCGACGATACCATAACCCGTCAAACGTGTGGCGCTCGCATTCCCGTTGTCCTCCGTGAAGAACCCCTTCAACCCTTCGATGATTGTCCCGAGGGACCCGGTCGTCCCCGTGTTTACTTTCGGCATTTTCGACCCCTTTCGTCATGTCGTTGACCATGACCCGATGACCGAGGCGATCCCGTATCGTGTTTCCGTGATCAACCGAAGAAGGATCATCGCGTCCGTTTGATTCGTCCGGGTCGAGGCAACATTCCCGCCCGCGGCCGAATCGTTTATAACGTCCGCGTCGGCCGCGTGAATTGTGACCGACCCGGTTCCGATTCGATAAACTTCCAGGGAGCGCCCGACATCGTCGGCCCCGACACTCGGAAGATAAATGTTCACGGGGGAAGCGTTGTCAATGACGATGATTCCCCCGAGACTCGTTAAATATATTTCCGTTTCGCTATCATAGGTTGTCAAGGATCCGCCGCCCACGTTCGCGACGCCGGTTTTTTTGACGATCCCATCTTGAACAACGATCAAAAGATCATCGGAGTCAACCGAGGAAACGATCGGATAAAAAGTGTCGTTCGTGATCTTCGGCATTTTTCACGCCTTCCCGGGGCGCTTCCTTTCTTCTTCCGGCGACTTGTATCCGACCCCGCATTTCGGACAACGGAGAATCGGTTTCGACGATCCGCAACAAGGCGGTTTTTCGATTAAGGGAACCTTGCATCCCGGACACTCGTATTTTGTCGCGCCGTCCGTGATCGACATCTTCGCGGCCGCGACCGGAAGAGTCTTTTCCGGGACCCGGAGCATCGCCCGGGCGACCGCGCCCCAAATTGCAAAGCACCATTGAGAAACCGCCGCTCGATTGTCCAGGTCAACGGCCGGGACATTTTCCTTGTCCTTGATCTCGATGTCGATGTTCATTAATCGATTGCACTCGAAGAAGAAATGAACGATGAAAACGTCGTCTTCGAGTTTCCGAATTAACCGCGCTTCTTCCATGTCTTCCCCCTTTACCATGTGGGCGTGACGCCTTCGACCGATCCCGTGAAGAAGGCGAACTCTTGTCGAATCTTCGTCGGCGAAACGTTGACGGACCATTCATAAACCGCGTCCCCGACCGGCGACAGTTTTCCGCCGACAACCTGGAACCCGGCGAACGCCTGGACCTTGCTTCTCGAAATACAAATCGCGAACCCGGGGTTGAACTCAAGGTCCCGGCTCGACACAAGACAAGCGACCCGGTCCGGTTCATCGAGCGGGTTTTCGAGTCCTTCAATCAATGCGAGATGCCATCCGAGGGAACTCGCGCCCCGGGCGTATGCGCTCCCCCAATCATAAACGAGCGATTCATCGTAACCCGAGTCCCGGATCCCGTTCATTATTTGCCAATTTCCGTTGTCGGGATCCTCGCCGCCCGGGACCCCCGGATAACTCCACGTCAACCCCTCTTTTTCTTCCGTGATCCCGAGGTTTTCATAAGACCATCCGCCCGGATCGTTGTAATCCCAAACGCCGTTGATTTGATTCCAGGCGTATATATCAATCCCGAGGACGACCCATAAGGTCGGCGTGAAATTATTCAACGTGTAATGATTTGAAGAACATTCTCCCCGAGTCGAAATCCGGCCGGTGTATCCGTCATGAACCGCCGTGAACTCGACCGTGCCGACCGAATAGTCCCCATAAAGCGACGCCGCGCTCGCCTTCCAAACATCGAACCCGGGCGAGAATTCAAATCCGGTCGGTTTACCGACATATAGTTGTTCCTCTTCCGCCCCTGCCCACGGATCCGTACATCCGCAACCATCATAACTATTAGTGCATTGAGTCCCGGAAAGAGAAAAGTTTTGTGTGATCCTCGGGGTCTGCCTGTATCCATAAAGATAAACCGTCGGGGTTCCTTCCTTCCCGAACGCGAGTCCGAAGGGGACCGGCCCGATGTTATCCGTATTGACGCATTCATCGTCGAATTCGTGACCGTCATAATCGACGTTGACCGAAGCGGATCCGCATCCGGTCGAAGTCGTGCAAAATTCTTCATCGCAATCGCCGACCCCGGACCACATATAAGAAACGCACGGGTCCCCGTAAATGTTGTCCTCGCAGTATCGATAATGATCTTGCCAATCGACGCAATATTCGTTTTCATAGCACCAATAAAAGCCGACGGGCGCTCCGTTGTGTTCAAGATAACAATGTCCGTTGCAAGGGTCTTCCGTGCAATCTGCGTATTCCCCGTTCGTCGGACAGTACAGGCGATGACAACAAGGATAGGTTGAGCAGATAAGACCATTACTTATGCTTTTGAGTTCACAATCGAATGGACCGAGAAGAATGTCGCAAGCGTTGTTATATACGAGGTCCCCGAGATTCATCGGAAGGGACTCCGGGTCGTCCTCGGTCGAGGCCGCGTTCCCTTCACAATCGGTGATTCGGTGTTCATCGTCTTCGAGTTCTTGAAGGACGGAATAATAATAAACCGCCTCGGTTGTCATCGCGAGCGTTTCTTCATCGACGTTGACCATGACGACCGCATAACGGCCCGCGAGATACTTCCCGGACGCCGGGTCGATCGAACAAATGACGCCGACCCGGAACGGATAGGCGTCCGCGAAGGCGACGGCGTAAACATCGTCAAGGCCGGTGAAACTCGGTCCCGAGAACCCGAGGTCGATCCATTTCGATTTTAAAGCGTTCTCGATATTGATCGACCGGGAATGCTCGTTGACCTTCCATCGAAGATAATTCCCGTCCATGTATGCCATATAGAAGACGCCGCACATTTTAGGATTCGTCTGAAACCCGATGATAACGGGATCGGTCCATCCGTCGCCGTCCGCCTGTCCGCGGAATTTAACGACGATTTCGTCGTCTTCGGCAAAGGCCGCATGATCGCAAGACATATAATCGAACGGGACATCTTCAAGATCCGAGTCGCTTTCGTTGACATCGAGTTCGACGGCGTTAATCGGTCCGAATGATGTCGCGTCCTCGATGCGGACCGTCGCGGTCCCGAGGTCCCGGTCGATCGAAAGGATCGTTCCTCGCCGGAAAAGGGGTCGCCATCGTTGCCACCCGGGAAGCATCGCGAGGTTATAAAACGCCGCGGCCGGGGATTCCGTGACGGCGTGAGTCATGATCCCGTGATCCGCTTGACTATACGCCGCGTCGTCGTCGAACCCCGGGGCGATCTGAACGGTCCCGGCGTCGCCGTTCCCGGGAAGTTCCAGGGTCCCGACGATCCCCGTCAAGCCGGTCGTGTAATCCGCGCACCATACCGTTTTTCGAGATGTCTCCGGGGCGTTGTCTTGCATATACTCTTTCCGCTTTTCCGCGGATAACTTGTGAACCTTCGCGAATTTCAATTTCGTTTGAAGTCCGACGTTGTCCGGGTCCCCGGCGAGTTGAGTTTGAAGGTCGGCGATCTCCGCGGTCAAGACGGCGATCCGGTCGTCGAGGTCGGCGATTATCGCGTCATACTTCGACCGATCATATAGAACGTCGATCGTGTATTGACCTTGTCCGTCTTCGGAAATTATCTCGCCCTTGCCCATTATTCATAAACTTCCATGTTCGACTGAAAAAATTGATCGGTCACGTTCACATAAAAGGAAATCGATTCAACCGTGAACGAGTTCCCGTCATACGTTGCGAGATGCCCGGGTTTGAGATACCAATCGGGGACCGCGCAACGGATCGTATATTTTCCGTCGGATACGCTTCGATAAGTGACGAAGTTCAACGGCGATTCCCTGTAATCGAATGTCGTCGTCTTGTGACCTTCGAGCGTGATCGTCTTCGAACTCGTTCCTTGGTATGTCCGAACCGCGTCAAGATCGACCCGGATGATTTCTTCCCGAAGTTCCTCGACCCCGGCAACATAAGCAACCATCTCAATTACAAGTTCGCCGTTCGGCCGGTCGGCGATCTCTTCGGCATAGTCGAGGCCGGGGACCTGGACGGAAAGGAAGGATTGCGATCCGGTCCGCATTCTCGCTTGAAGGCTTTTGATCGGAAGTTCGACATCCTCTTCCCCATCGGGAGCGCCGGTCAAGGTGCATTCGTAACGATAGGTCACAAGATCCCGGCGGGTCGCGATCCATTGTGAAAAATTGAATCCGTCGATCGTGTCCCCGAAATCCATCGACTCGGGAAGAGTCTTCGCCGCCTCGCGCTCGCGGTCCGAGGAATCCCCGAGGTCGGCGTCGTCTTGAATTTTCCCGGTCATGTTGACGCCGTCGATCGTGTCCCCGAGGTCCGCGTCGTCCGTCAAAACTTGTGAAAGGCTGAAAGCGTCAATCGTGTCGTCGAGGTCCGTGTCGTCCGTGACCGTGTTTGTTTCATACTCGACGTTGACATCCGAGGAATCTCCGAGGTCGGCGTCGTCAAGAACGAATCCCTTCGGGGCGGATCCGTCGATCGTGTCCCCGAGGTCCGCGTCGTCCGTGAACGATCCATAATCGGGCGAGGCGTTCATCGAGTCCCCGAGGTCCGTCCCGTGGGTTTGAGTCGCCGTGAGACTTGTTCCGTCGATCGTGTCCCCGAGGTCCGCGTCGTCCGTCTGATCTCGATAAGGCGTGTCGGCGTCCATCGAATCGCCCATCGCGACGCCGTCCGTTTGTGAAACTTCTTCGGTCGTTGAATATGAAATGTGAAGTTCCGCTTTTTCCGCCGTATCAAAATCATAGGATGAAAAGATCACTTGCGGAGCGGCCGAACCTGGACGAATAAGAATGGTCATCGCGTTGCCGCTTGACCATCCCGCCCGGTTGACGATCTCTTGAACGATCGTTTTGATTTCGGGCGAATCAATCGTGTCGCCGTCCGTCCAGTTTTGCGAGGCGAAGGCGTTGACGGTTGCGGTTGTCTTGTTCGCGTTGATTACATCGTTTGAACTTGAGGGTTGAGCGAAGTCGTCTTCATCGACGCCTATGATCTCGATCGGATTTGCGTTCGCGCCCGAACGAGTATTCCAGGCAATCGCCCGAAAAAAGGCGCTTGTGATCGTTGTCCCTTGCGGAATTGTAACGTTTTGCAGACGGATTCCGCCGCCCCATCCCGAACCGGCCCGCCAATAATCCGCGGTCTTCGAGAAGGATCCGCCGCCGGGGACATAATACCAATCGTCCCCGGATTCGGATATATAGAAGATCGAGGTTCCCATCGGTCAACCCCCCGAGGATTTATCAGGAGTCGGCCGCGGTCAACGTGATCGTCACCTTGAGAACGTCGGAAGGATCAAGAGTTTTCGATCCGCTTGAAAACTGAGAAAGCGCGTAAATGATATTCCCGCCCGCGTTGTTCCCCTTCGTTGCGGCATTCGGACCCGCGCAAAGAAAAGCGCCGCAAACGGTAATCTGAGAGGAACCCGAAACGGTGAAAGACGCCTTCGATCCCGAGTTCGAGATTTGCTTCGAGGCGACGGCCCCGGGCGTGAACGTTTGCCGGTTGCTCGCGGTGTAAGTCGTGTTTTCGGTGAAGTTCGATCCGATCCCGGTATACTGCCAGGATCCCGCCGGGGTCACGCTCGACCCGTTGACAAGCCCGACATACCATGTCCCGTATTGAGAGGACCCGCCGAACATGATCCCGAGAAGTTTTTCGAGTCCTTCATCGACGACCATGTTCTTGACTTTGTCGGCCCATTTTTGACGGCCGGAATGACCGACGCACTCGAATTCCCAAAGCGACCAAACCTTCGCCCGGTCCCCGATCTCCCGCGGGGACATAACCGCGCCCTCGACATGATCCTTGAAATTCATTCGCTCGCTCATTGTGATAACCTTTCCTTTACATAGTAGGTTAAACGAAGATCCCCGTTGTCGAGTCGGACATCGGAGATGTACCCGAGGAAAAACCCTTCGGAACACGAAAAATGAATCATCTGTCCGGCGTCGTATATCGACTTGATCTTCGCCGCCTCTTCTTCCGTCACGTCCGCGTAAACCCGGAATATGCGATCCCCGTCCGACACGCCGGAATGAATCACTTCCGAGGTCCCGTCGAGAAGGGCGACCCGCGAGGCCCGCGGTTGATACCTCTTTAATTCTGAGTTCGCCCGCTCGTAAATGACGACCGCGCCGTCCGTCTGCGTTTCTTGTGTCGCGAGTCCGATCATATTATAACCCGAGTAAGAATTGCGCCGCGTCCTCGGTCGCCCGGACCTGTACCTTCGCGAGAATTTGCCACATGACAAGCTCAAGCGCCGGTTCGAGTCCCGAGGAATCGACTTTGATTAACCCTTCGCCGCGCTCGATCGTTTCCCGCTTCAATTCTAACAGCTTGATCTGTTCCTCGGCCATCTTCTTTTGAATCTCATGTTGTTCCTTCTGAATTTCGAGTTCTTGTTCGAGCGCCTTCCTTGCCTGCCATCGCCCTTGAAAGTCGAGTCCTTGCCATTCCTGGAAGATCGTTTCCATGACCTCGCCGGTCGATTCGATGACCGATGAAGTCGCCTCAAATGTCGCCTTGACCTTCTCCGCTTCGGCATTGATCGCGGCGATGTCAACCTTCGCGGTCCATTCGATTTCCGTCTTCAAAAGGTCCGCTTGCGTTTCCATCTCTTTGATTAAATACTCTTGCGACTTTTTCAATGCCTCTTTATCGACTTCCGCCTTGATCGCGACTTGTCGATCCTCGGGGATCTCCGCGTCGAGCGTTTGGTTCGTCAACAAGACGGACCCGTCGTCGAGTTCGACAATGACTTCGCTTTGAGTCGCCTCGGGGATCCCGTTTGTGATCTTTTCGTTCGTGAGAAGAAGGGACCCGTCGTCGAGTTCGATTTGAACCGTTGAGGTCTGTTCCTCGGGAATCGCGTTGTCGAGTTCAATTTTCGCGCTCGCAACGGAACCGGCGTCAACGTCCGCCGTGACCTTTGTTTCCTTCTCCGGGGGGATCCCCTCTTCGAGTTCCGCCGCCGCCTTGTCGATGCTTCCCGCGTCGTCGATGGAAATATCGACTTTCTTCTCTTCGGGAAATGCCTCGTTGACCGCCTCGCCCGCGGCCGCGGCCGCTTCCTTCGCTTGCGTCGCTTCCCCCTTCAACCCGGAGAAGGCCCGCGCCCCGCCCTCGACCGCCTCGCTCATGTTCTGAAACTGATTTTCTTTAACCGCCTCGATGAACCCGGCGACGGATTCTCGCGCCGCCTTGATCTTTTCGTCAACGTCCGTGAACGGCCCGATCAACAAGGTCCCGTATTCGGCCATCCTGAGAAGTTTATCGAGGAATTCCGCCATAACAAGGACCGCGGAATCGAAGGCGGTTTGAAGGATGTTCCAGGCGAATTGAATCGCTCCCGTGACCGTATTGAAAACGTCTTCCATCGCGACGCCGGATTCCCCGATCGCGGCGATCGCCCCGGCGACAAGGACCCCCGCTTCGACAACAAGTTTCGCCGCGGCGAGGACTTTCCCAAATTCAATTTGCGCCGATTCTCCCATCGCGTTGAAGTCGGAAACCCCTTCCCGGATCGCGAGGAAAATCGGGGCGAACCCTTCAACCATCCCTTGTGTAACGGTGATCAAAGTCGTGATCGTATCGACGGCCGCTTGAATCGCTTCCGCGAGTCCTTCCGGGGTTGTCAAATCGATCCCGTCGAAAAGGTCCCCTATCTCGCCGCCCAAACTTTGAAGGGCGTCGATGAAGTCGTCGAAATCGACTTTCTCGAACGCCTCGGGAAGATTCGCGGCGACGGTCTTCAAAAAGTCCTCGACCCGCTTCGCCCATTCCTCGATGACCGCGAAGAGTTCCGCAAACGCGCCCGCTTCAACGGCGTCTTGCATTCCTTTGAAAATCTCGATGATCCCGTCCGCGATGCCGGTATAAGCGCCGGTCAATTGATCGCCGACTTGAATCAAGAGAATATCGAGGTTGTTCGATAGCTTTTGATTCACGTTTTCGATCGTGTCGGCCATCTTCTCGAACGCCTCGGTCACGACATCTTGACCCGATCGCATTTGTTCGAGCGCCGACGCATATTTCCCGGTCTTGTCTTCGGCCAGGATCAACCCGGCGTTCAACCCCTCGATTCCCCCGAGAAGTTTTTTCATTTGATCGGCGTTCCCGCCGGTCTTCGCCGCGAGTTCCGCGAGAACCCCGTCGAGTCCCTTCGCCTTGAGCGCCCCTTCCCCGTATTCGATATTCAACGAATTGAAAACCTTCTTCGCCTCTTCGGACGGGGCGAGGATTGAAGAGATAACCGCCTTCAATCCGGTCATCGCCTCGGTCGTCGGCATACCGGCCGCGGTCAAGGCCGCGACCGCCGCGGTCAAGTCCTCGATCGGGATCCCGGCCGACGAAGCGATCCCCGTCACCCGGGAAAGCGAATTTGCGAGTTCGGGAAGCGTCGTTTGACCGAGTTTGACGGCGTTGAAAAAGGCGTTCGAGTACCGGGTCGCTTGATCCGTGTCTTCTCCGTATGCGTTCAAGGTCGAGGCGACAAGACGGATCGTGTCGTTCAAATCCCCCTTCCCGGCGACAGATAGCTTTTCCGCCTCGTTCAAGGACTCGATCGCGCTTGTATAGTCAATCCCGGCCGAAATCGCCGTGTAAACCGCGCCGTTGATGTCGTCGAGGGACTTCACGGAATCCCGGGCGTATGTGATTATATCGTCCTTGAACTTGAGGATGTTTTCGTCCGTGTCATCGATCAGGGTCGAGATTTCCGCGAAGGACGATTCAAACTCGCTCGCTTTGTCGATTGCGAGCGCCATCCCGCCAATTGCGAGCGCCGCGAGCGCCGCATCCGCAACGAGGACCGCGTCGGCCATCCTTGCGAACGGTTGCGCCGCGGACTCGATCATCGCGCCCATGTCCGAGGCATTCTTCCCGATCGAACGCATGACCTTTGACGCTTGATCGTTTCCTTGAAATAGGATCTCGACGGTTCGCTTTATGTCCATCGTCTGTTATCTCCGAATCGCCGCCTTCGCTTCTTCAACCCGTTGATTGTGCGCCTCGTAATGCAATTCCCAAAGTTCGATTTCCGTGTCGGTCAAGATGCCCTCCGGGAAATAGTCCGGCATGATCTCATAAAGAAACCGTCCCCTAGAATGACAAAGCATTAATCCCGCCCGGATTCGGGGGTCGTTCCAGAGGACTTGACTTTTCCCGGGACGTGACCGCGACCGCAAAGGACAAGGATCGTGTCCGTGATGTTATAGAAGGTCACGCCGAAGAACGCGAGGATCCGGCCCGCGAGGTCGATGTCACACTCGGGGTCGATGCTCGCCGCTTCGAGCAAATGAAGCCGATAAACGGCGTCGTGCGGCGTTTCCTCGTTGTTGCCGATAAGGTCCCGGACCGCCTTTTCCGTTTCTTCGCCCTTCGTCCCGAGAAGTCCCCGCATGATCGCTTGAACCTTTTCCTTGTTTTCTAGCTTTTGCCGGATCTTCGCGACTTCATGTCCGGTCAATCCTCGGACTTTCCAAACCGGTTTTTCCCCTTCTTTCAGGTCGTCAAAAAAGTCCTTGAGCGCCGGAACTTCGACCTTCGCCTCGCGAGGGACAAACCCCGCCTTGAGGAACTTCGACTTGTCGAATCCCATGATTCACCCGTTCTTTGTTTTGTTGAAGGTTAAAGGGAATAGGAAGGGAAGGCCCCCGCCCCCCGGGGATGTCCCGAGGGACGGAGGTTTCGTCAAAGATAGGTATGTCCAGAAGGACGCATTTCATCATCATACATTACAACGATTCTTCGCTCGTGACCGCTTCGCTCGCGACTTCCGGCGTGATTGTGCAAGCGGACGACAGGTTATCCCCGGCCGGGTTCGACCGTGTGACCCCGAGCTTCCCTTGCGTCAAGACATACTTCGTCGTGACGGTCGAGTCTTGCAGATACTTGAACCATAGGGTTTCGTCCTTGTTCTGCAAGAGAGGATCATCGATGTTCGTTTCGAGGTACGCCGTAAAGGACCCCTGAGACACGGACGAAGACGCGGCCCCGATCGACCCGCCGTAAATCTGAACACTCGATACGGAATGAGCATTCTCGGCCGGAACGAAGTCGGCGACCTTCGAAAGCGCCCCGAAGATCGGCGTATAATACCGGATGTAAACCGCCTTTGTGACGGGTCCGGTATGGTTCACCATGAGCGCGACATCGAAGGTGATCCCCGCGGCCCCGAGAACGAGATTCGACACAGAAGAGTAATTGATCTGCCATGTCGGATAATCGTATCGCTCGCGGTGAACGTTCGGGACGGAGAAGATTTCATCCGCCGTGATGACCGCGGCCCCGGATGCGGAAAGGCGAACTTGCGCGACCTCAATCGATGTCGCCGGGATCAAGGGCGGTCCGCCGTCCGCGCCCCGGGTTTCCGAAAACGAGGTCCCGTCCGTCCCGGCAACGACGGCGATCGACCCCCCCGAGTTGACGGTGATCGAGTTGATAATGTGCGTGTCGGCCGGGGTCGCTCGCGTGAGCGATTCATCCGTCACGCCGGACACGGACGTTTCAACCCCCGAAAGATAACACTTCCCGGCCGACACGTCGCAAACGTCATTCGACCCGGAGTCGGGGACCGACACGGTCAACCCGTTGATGATTCCGTTCGGACGGACGATCGGAGCAAAACCGCTTTTCTTCGAGAAAAGATGGTCCCCCGAATTGTACGTCAAGTGATCCCCGGAATCGGTCAAGGCGACGTAATCTTGAAACGTCTGTCCGAATTCCATGTAAAGCAGAGCATTTTCCGCGCTTGGCATTGTCTGTTCCCTCCGATTTACTTGTTACGGTTGAGAGTAAGGGTCCCCCGCTTTTGTTTGATAGTTGACCTGAAAGAACGCCGAACAACCCGTCAACGTGTCGTCTTCCTCGGGATAATCCGTCGGACCGCCCTCGATGTAACGGACGCCGTCCGCAAGATCCGAGGTCAACGTCGTGACCGCCTTTTCGCCGGACGGGGGACCCGCGATCGTCGCGATGTCGAGATTCGCGCCGACCTTCAAGGTTTCCGCCTGGAAGGTCCCGGACAAGCGCCGCAACGTGAAGGACCCGGCCGCGTCGCCGCCCGCCCATGAACCCGAATCGACTTGAATCGCCTCAATGTATCCCGTCGCCCCTCCCGTTTCCCCCTCGATTGTGTCCCCGACTTGCGGTTCGTAGGTTCCGCCGTCCGTGAACGAAAGCGTCCAGGTGATCGCCGTCATGATCTCGATCATGTCCCCGAGAAGTTGTTCCGCGATGACCGAGGGGTTTGTCGTTCCGTGCGCCGCCCGCCCTTCGACCTTGATCACCATTGAATGTTGAACCGCGCTTTGAATGTGTTCCGCCGTTTCCGCTTGCGGGAGAACGTTCAACCCGGGGATCCCGGCCGGGTTCATGCTCGCCCGCGAAACGTTCGCCCCCGAAGAAAGATTGAAGCCCTTCGTCGTGAGAACGGACGCGAGGCGGGTCGCGATTGCCGCGATGATCTGTTCTCGGATCGTGTCGGTTGCCATCTTAGAGAATCCCCCCGAGTCGTTGATCGATCAGGCGATCGACTTCCTTTCGAAAGACTTCCTCGCCCCGTTGCGCCGCCTTCTTTACCCCGTCGCCGTCGTCAAGCATTTGCGCCGCGGTGAACCCTCGAAGATGTTCGACCGGCAAACGGTATTTGTGACCCATCGCCCGGAATTGACGGTCCGAATAAGACCGGGTTGATCCCGGGAATTTCCCCGCGTGTTCGCGCCAGAAGATACCCTCGGCCGATGAATTCCAAAACTTCGACTTGAAGGCGTGTTTCAAGGTCATCTTCGCGCCGCGCCGCTCCCAAACGTTGACCCCCTTTTTCGTGACCGTGTGCTTGAATTGAGTATAACGGAGTCCCGGTTGACCTTCCGCGTAAAGCATCGCGACGGGAGCATACATATTCCGAACGAGCGCGATTTTCAGTTTGTCGGACCTCTTCCAATGACTCGCCCCGGTGAATAGGTCCCTTTTCTTGACTGTGAACCTCGACGTGATATGTTTCGCCGCTTCCGTCCGCGCCGCCTTGACCCCCTTGTTCGCCGCCGCCTTGATGATCTTCGGCATTTCCCGGGACAGTTCGTTCAACGGTTGTCGAACCGCTTCAAGTCCCTTTATCTCGACCCTGATCGCGTCCGGCATGGTTCATTCATCCGTGTGAATTTTTCGTCCTTCGTTGTCGTAAATTTGATTCCCTGTTTGATCGAGAATCGGTTCGTCGTCCCCCTCGATCGGATCCAGGGTTGAAGAAAAAACTCGTTCCGCGATCACTCGGACCGCGGGGATTCTGGATTCACAAGCCATCGTTAAGCGTTCCCCGAAAACAAGAAAACATCATACGACTTGTCCGCGTCAAAAGAGGCGGGCGTAAACTGAATAGAGTCCGCCCAGGCGGTCACGGAAACGAGATAGTCCGTCGCGTCGGTCATGTCGATTGAATCAACGGTGATATATGAATCCGACCCGGGCGTCCGAATGCCGATCGATAAAGTCCCGGCCGAAGGCGTCGCGGAAACTTCAAGATGAATTTGTGTAATGTGATGTCCCGGTTCCAGGTCGAGCGCGAAAGCGCCGTCCGCTTGTGTTTTTCCCGTGACGGATTGCCTCTTGTTCGGAAGAAGACTCATTTGAACCCCCTATTTGACCGCAACGGTCAAGAACCATCGGTCCCGATTCGTAACGAACTTGACCTTGTATTCCGTCCCGTCGATCGTGAACGTTTCATCCCTTGCCGGTTCCGCCGCAAGGTCCGCCTTCAAGAACGTGATCTCGCGCCGGACCTGTTCCATTTGTCCCTCGCCGCCGACGGGTTCCGCTTCGTCCTCTTCCGTGAACTCGACTTGAAGCGTCACGGGATCGCCGACGGCCGGTTGAAAGACCGCGGAATCCGAGAAGTTGTCCCGGATGTTTTCCGCTTGTCGATCGAGCATTCCCATTTTTTACAATTCCCCGGCGTAAAGAACATAAGGTTCGTAAAGCGGTTTCCCGTCCGTGAATTTCAAATACGTCATGTCCCCCCGGGAGTGTGCAAAATGGATCCATCGGTCCTTGACGTGCTTCCGAAAAATCTCCGGTTGCGGAGCGATCGTCGGCGTCTTGTGCATGAAGGACCGGACCCTTTCTTCGAACTCGACGGTCCCCTCGGGGACTTCCCATTCGTTCGACGGCCCGAACTTCCGTTCGTATTCCGTGCAAGCCCTTTTCAATGCGACCCGGACTTGAGGTCCGATATATTTTGTTATCATCTCGCGAATGAGTTCGTAACAGGTTTCCCCCTTCTTCAATCCTTCGTTGTACCAATACCCCCCGTAATTCCTGTTCACGTCCTCGCGGATCTCGATTCCGCATTTGCAAGGGAACCCTTCGAGTTGTTGTTGAATGTCGCAAAGCTGAAAGAGTTCTTCGACCGTCTTCGGGACGACAACGACCTTGTAACATTCCGCGCAGTATGACGGAAGGATCCCGAACCGCTTGAAAATAATGTCGTTGTGAAAGTAACAATCCGTCCCCGGCGGATGCCAGTAAACCCAAGGCGTCCGCGGTTCGCCGACCGCCGCGAGGCGATCGAGTTTCATTGTGTCCGCCCTCCAATACCACGACCCCCCGTCAACGAGCGGTTGAAGCGATTCAACGATGTCGATCTTTTCGAAGTCCATTCTTTCCCCTTTGTTCGAAAAGGGCGGGGATCCCCGAAGGATGGAACGGAACCGACGCCGCCCAAAACGCCGGAAAGGGGAAGACACCCCCCGGGGTCCCGCCGTGAATTAGAGTCCCGAGGCGTGAACGTAATAGTTGACACGGACCGAAAGAGTCGTGTCGGCCGAAGCGTTCCCCGCGAATTCATCATTCGGGTTGTAAAGCTGTAAGGCGTTGTTGACGATGTCCGCGGCCGCGTCCGTCGGAAGCGTCGCCGCAACGACAAGCGCCATTTGATCAGCGGTCGCGTCAATGAATCCGGTACACTCGATAGAAGCGGTCACGTCCCCCCCGCCGGTCGCGTACTCGATAACGAGGTTGTCGTCCGTTTCCGTCAATGCCTCGGATCCATAGTCGAGGATCAGAACCGCCGAAACAAATTCGATGAAATAACCGGCCCCGGGAGCGGCGACAAGGGTTTTCGGCGTTCCGTTGAGCGCCTTGATTTCAGCGTTCGAAACGGCGACGGTTGCCGAATAGAGTTTTGCCTCTCCGCTTCCGAACCCGACATACGCGCAATCGTCCATCGTCATGTCTTGACAGGTCACGTCCGACCAATCGATCGCGTCGTCATCGATGGAATCGTCTTCGAGGTTTTCCCCGTCGGCGAATCCGCGGGTTGTTCCGGTTTGATCCGTGTAATAAACCTTCGTTGTTACTCCGTCAACGGCCGCATGAAGGCGAGCGACATCCGCGCCCGGGGTCCCGACCGTCGTTTGTTCAACGAGGTCAACGACGCCTCGAACAAGGTAGTTCGTCCCCCTTACATCCCAATACGCCGCGTAAGCGATCGCGGCCCCGATCAAGACGATCGCGATCGGGACGGCGAAGAACATTTTTCGGAATTTCATCGTTCTTGTCCCCCTTGTATGAAAGGGATTCCGATCCGAGGACGGGTTCGGGCGTCTTGCGCCTCACAAGGAACCGGCGTCTTGCGCTCAACGTCCCCGAACCGGAAACCGATCGTTTACGTTATGACCGTGTCGATCAGGTAAGCGGCGTCCGTGCAAATCGCCCGGGACTGATCGGAGGTTTCGACCTCGATCCACTCGCCGCCGCCGCCCTTCTCTTCGTCCCGATACGTCCGAACCTTGTAACCGACCGCCGTTGACATCTGATTCCAACGGAAGGTTTTCCAGGCGGACATATCTTCGAGGGAAGCATCCTCGGAAGCGTAAGCGAGGACGACATCCTTCCCCCAAATGTACGAAAAGGACGCCGTCTGTCCCTTGTTTGCGGTGTTCCGCTTTGCCTTTCCGACGTGAAGCCGATCGACCTCGAACAGTTCGGCGACAAGCTGTTGAGTCACCATCGCCGGGTTCGCGTTCGTGGATCCGCCGGACACGCGGTCAAGAATCTGCGGATGTTGTTTCAGTTTCGACCATACTTCCGCGCCCATGAAACAGACGTTCGGTTCCATGAAACACGCTTGACGGCCGGTTTCGATCGCCCCGAGGGGATCGCTTGTCGCGAATTGATCCCATCGATCGCCGCCGGAAAGCTGTGTTCTGTACCCGGCCGCATAGTTCGCGTATGTCGTCGTCAGGAGCATGACGAGGACTTCCAGGTCCAGAAGCAAAAGATCGGTAATGAACCGGGTCGTCCGTTGCCGCGGGTTCATGCCCGGGTCGGCGTTCCCGACCGTTGCGTCCGCGAGGAATTCACGAAGCGCCCGATCCTTGCAATAATAGTTGTCGGTTGACTTCGACCATTCGACCTCGTTCGCGGTATCCTTCGGCCCGCGGATCGTTTCGGGAATGGTGAAGCGGTCCTTCTTCTCGAACGTGTTGAAAAGATCGCTCTTGTTCCCGACACGCACAACGGGAGACACAAGATCCGCGATCAATTTCGCGTTCGAATACTCGACCGCAAAGTTCGAAAGCGGTCGATCGACGTGAAGATCAGTCGGATTCGGCATTGTTTGTTCCCTCCGGTTATTTCACAAAAAAGGTTGACGTTTCGCGCCGGACTTCGACTCGCCGCGATCAGGTCGTCGAAATCGTGTTCGGACCCAGGAGTTTGACTTCGATCAAGTCGTCGTCGGCGGTTGACGCTTCCATCGCTTGACAGAAATAACGCGCTTCGTCCGCCGAAACCTTGACGCCGTGATAGTTGGAGTTCGACCCGAGAAGGTCGCCGATCGCGATGTTCGAGGACGCCGCGTCAACCCGCAAGAGGGTTGTCCCCTCGGTTGCGATTTCCGCCTCGTATCCGGCCGCGGCCGGGGCGTTCTGCAAAACCCCTGCACCATGACCGGCGGAAGACGTGTCAACGTAATCGACGTTCCCGTCCGTGTCGAGTTTCATCGCGTGATACTGATAGGACGAAAGATCCCTCGCGGCCCCGCGAGTGATCAGTCCCGACGGTTTGGCCTGGACGCCTCCTGCCGCATTTCCCATGATTTGAACCCTCCGAATTTTACGGGTTGTTCACCCTTTGGTTGATGATCCTCTTCCTTGCCTCTTTGTTACTTGCCGTCGTACATCTTCGCGAGTTCGGGGTGTTCCTTGCAAGCCCGATTGAACGCCTCTTCGAAGGTTATCCCTTCGGCGCTCTGTTTCTCGGTTGCGATTTCCGCGAGTTTGTCGCCCGCCTCGCGCTTGTCCTTCGCGGTGATCTTGCCGGTCCCGGCCCCGTCGTCGCCGTTGAGGTTGTCCCCCATGCTTCCCGCATCGTCCCCGGCCATCCCGTCAAGGCCGTCTTTCGCCTTCTTCTTCTGATCGGCGAGGATTTGCTTTCTCGCTTCGTCGGCGGACACGCCGTCCTTGATCAGTTTTTCAACGAGTTCGCCTTGACCCTCGAAGGCCGCCTCGCGGATTTCCTCGATCCGGGTCCGCTCTTTCTCCGCGCCGGTCCGCTCGCCCTCGGTCCGGGCGTCGTCGGCGATCTCCGGGAAGCGTTTCGCCGCGTCTTCCTTCGTGACCTCATTTCTTCCGATCTCGATCACTTCGTCGTAAACAGACCGGAAATCTTTCTTGAGTTCGTTCATGTCCATGATTCCGACCCCTCTCTTGATTTGAGTGTAGGTTTGAACGAGTGACGCCGTTTCGTCAACGAGTCCCCGTTCCTTTGCCTGTTCTGCTATCAAAACCGCCGATTCAAGATCCCGGACCGCGTCCGGGGACATCCGCCGCGCCGGGGCGACATCCGCGACGAAAATCGAATATATTTCATCGACACGCGCTTGAATATACTTCCGACCCTCTTCGGACAACGGTTCAACGTCCGTTCCGATCGCCTTGAACGCGCCGTTGTAAATGTGTGTGACCTTCAATCCGATTCGTTCGAGCAATCGCGAGCGGTCAACGTGTGTCGCGATAATCCCGATCGACCCGAATTGAGCGGTCGGGGTCCCGATGACTTTGTCCGCCCGGGACCCGATCCAATACGCCGCCGACAACATTTGACCATCGGAAAAGGCGACGGTCGGTTTCTCGATCGCGCCGATGACATCGGCGAGTTCCTTTGTTCCCGCGACCGTCCCCCCGGGCGAATCAATGTGAAGAAGAATCGCCTTGATCGCGGTGTTCGATGCCGCTTCGAGAAGTTCCGCGGCGACGGCGTCCGAATCAACCCCGTCGAACAACCATCGCGAGAAACCGCCCATCCGCCGACCGATCGGACCCATGAGTTTGAAAATCGCGATCCCGTCTTCGGTGATCTCATAATAAGCGTTCCGCCGAACGTCGCCGTCCGCCTGGACGATCGCCGAATCGTTGATCACACGGGGAAGGGATCCCGGCTCGATCGCCCATACAATCGTTTCCCCTTCGCCCGGGTTCACGACGGCCGGGGGATCCGTGTTATCCGAGGTCACGACCTGGAAGGGCGGATCATTTGTTCCGGGTTCTTTCTTCATTCTTCGGTTCCTCCGGTTTGTCCGGGGATTGCTTCTTCCTCTTCGTCGTCGTCCACGTCCTCGCCGTCCATAATGAACGGGATCCCGAGGAATTCATACTTGTCTTTCTCGCGGGCGATCTGTGTCGCCTTCTGTTCCCAATCGTCGCCCGACTCCGCGCATACATCGGCCCGGGACTTGAATCCCATCGAAACGGCGATCTTGTTCGCTTGTGTTTCTTTCAAGGGATCGACGGACTTCCATCCGGGCGGGGTCCAGAGTGCGCGAGTGTATTCCCATTGATTGCGATAAAAATCGCCGACCGGGAGTTCTCCCCGAAGGAACGCCTCTTCGATCAGGATTTCATAGACGGGTTGACAAAGATGATCGATGATCAGTTGTTGAAGATCCTGAAAAACTCGATACGCTTGAAGAAGCGCCGCCCGCGCCGATGAATAATTCGTCTTGCTGAAATCCTTGAAAATCAGTTCATACGGAAGACCGAGCGCCGCGCCGATCGATCGAACAACGAGTTCAACGAATGAGTTGAACGTGTTCCCCGGACGCTTCGGATCCGAGAAGGTAATCTTCTGTCCCCCGGCGAGGTATTCAATCGCCCCGGGTTCCATCCCTTCCAGGCGTTGACCCGCATCATTCGTTTGATCCGATCGACCATATCCAACCGTATACGGATTGTCGGTTTCGACGAAAGCGGCGAAACACGCGCCGACCCTCGCCGCGACAAGTTCCGCCTCCATGTAATCGGCCAGGATCTTGAACGTGTCGAGGACCGGGGCGAAGAAGGGGATCCCCCGGGATTGTCCAGGTCGAAGACGCGGGAAAAAGTGAAAGACCATCGGGCGACCCTTGGAGTCATACGCCGGAACCGGTTTTGAATCGTTGTAACCGTTGACCGGCGGACGTGAATCGCCCGGATGATACATGAGGAAGTGATAGTTTGATGGAACCCCGTTCTTGTCCTTCTCGATTCCGAACTTGACATTCGACCCGGTGATCGACCTCTTCGGGTCGTCAAGGCGATCCCCCTCGATCGCTTCGAGCGCGAGAAGATATGGTCGCCGCTTCGGATCCTTGATCGCCCGCCGGACGAAGATCGATTCGCCGCTTTCCAGAATTTGACGGACCGCGAGGGATTGCAGTTCGTTGAAATTCATTTGAAGATCGGACGACGCCGTCGGAACCCATCGGGAATAAACCTTCTCCGCGGCCGTCTGAAACGCCTTCGCCTTTTCGTCGTCGATCCCGATCGCCTTCGAGTCGATCACGCTTTGAGGTTTCAACCCGTTCAAGATCGTGTTGTTGACAACGGTTCCGGTCGCGCCGGACGCAATTGCGTTGTTCCGGTTGAGGTCCCGGGACTTGCTTCGGATCGTTTCGATGTATCCATCGATCGTCGTGTCCGCGGATTCAATGCCGGTTGTCCAATTGCTTGTTAAGCGGGTCGGCGATGCGCCGGAATAATACGTCGCGGAAAGGTTGAGGAAGTGACGCGCCGCGACTCTTTTCGCGGCCCGGACCGGGGAAACCCATGAAACGACTCGGTCGGAAAGATGCAAGCGGACCCCCTTCAAGACGGTTTGTCGAAGCGGGCGAGGTTTCGAACGCGCCCATGTGTTTCTGATTCCAGTTGAGAGGCGAAGTCTTTTCGCATCGCCCGAAGTTCCTTCAAGTCGGCCCGGGAATGTGCGCGACCTCCGATCGCATAGGTTTGACCATCTTGAAGAATCTCCGCGATCGCCGTATCGATCAGGTCGAGCATTTCACTTGTCGTCGATGCCATAAAGAAACCCCGTGCTAGATTTGCCGATATACTAACACGGGGTTTTTGCAAAATGTCAAGGAATGTGCGAAATATGCCGACTCCGGGCGGATCCGGGCGGAAAAAAGGGGTTGACAGGGTTTTCCCGGACCCCCTTTTTAATCGGCGTCGGGGTCGTAAACCTTGTCCCCCGACTTTGAGATGTACCGAAGAAAATGATCGAGGTTGTCGGCGTGTGCGCGATAAGATCCGTCGAGGATCACGACCGGCATTCCGATTGCGATCCATCGAACGAAGACTTCCTCGCCGATCTTGCAATACTTCATGATCTTCCGCTTCCCCCGGAACCATCGCGGATTACAATCGTCCTTATCGTCGCCGTTCGTTCCGTTCGTTCCGTTCTTTTTCAAACCCATTTCTTCCCGCTTCGCTTTACCCATGAAGACCCCCCTTTCCTGGTGAATGATTCTTTGCGCGAGGACGGATGATCCGTCTTCCGCGGTTGCGGATTTGGTTCGTTGATCGTGTGAGCGCCCGCCCGAATCGCGGCCGCATAAGCATAAACGAAGTCATCGAGGGCGTGATTTTTCCGGCGGATCGCGACCCATTCCTTCCGAACGTATCCCTTGTGAAGTCGCTCGACGTGCTTTTCCGCGGTCAATTCTTGATAAAGTGTGTCGGGATACCCGATCGGAAAATGAATGAATCCGGGTCCAGGGTTCGCGATCTTGTAACGGGAATAGATCGTCGATTTTGCGACATCGGTTCCGACGGTCCAGAGAAGGACGCCGCCCTTGATCGTTTGCCCCATGTATGCGACATCCTGTTTCGTCGGTTTTCTGATCAGGGGGGAGTTCATTTCCGAAGCGCCCTTGACCGCCATAACGACGGGTTGACGCTCCCGGGCGTATCGGTAAACCGCTTGTGTCGAGTGACCGCCGGAATCGACCCCGGCCGAAACAACGTTCATCTTCCCGCCGCCCTCGACTTCGAAGGCCCGATAAATTATCCCGTCGAGTTGTTTCCATACGTCCTCTTGATTTGTGTCCCCGAAGAGTTCCCCGTATTCGATGATCCATGCTTCCTCGCGAGCGCCCCATCCGACAACGAGATATGAAAGGAACGTGTCCATAACATCGACCCCGGCCGAAAGAAGGCGAACGTCACGCGGGACCCGGCCGGGTTCATACGCTTCCGCCCGGACCTTGAGTTCGGACCATTCCGGTTGATCGCCGACTTCTTCATACGGTTCGCCCTTGCGCGTGTTCACCCAAACTTTCATTTTTTCCGGGTTGCCGACCGCTTCGAGAAATTCCTCGACGACCTGTTTCCAGGAAACCCAACCGACCGGAGAATACAAGGACGATATTTGATAACCGCGCCGCGGCCGTCCGGGATGCGTCGGAATCCATTTTCCCTTTTCGAGCATTTCGGTTTTGTGATGTTCGTCGATCCGCTCGCCGCATTCCGCGCATTGATAACAAACATCGACGACGATCCCGTCGGGATCCCGCTCGAACTTGATCCCGAATTCGGCATCCTTCCCGCCCCATTCCAGGCGTTGAAATTCCTCGCAATATGGACACGGGACAAAGTAATAACGTTGATCGGACGTGTTGAAGTATGCCTCGATCGCGCTTGTTCCCTTTTCAAGCGGCGTCGAGTTGTAAAAGATTTTTCTTCGTGTTCCGTATGAATCGGTCCGCTTCTTCGCGAGGGCGAGGGGATCCCCTTCGCCGGGGATGATCTCAAATCCGTCGATGTCATCGAGAAAACAATTTTTGACCGACATCGATCGGAAGTTCGCCCCGGAGTTCGAACCGCTCAACCAAAGATAACCGTTCGGAAACGACTTCCCGAGGATTGTGTTTTCGCCGTCCCGTGAGCGCCGCGGAAGGATCTTCCCTTTGAGTTTCGGAGTCGCCTCGATGCCCGGGGTCAATTTTTGTTTCGAGTGTTTCGTCGCGAGGTTGTCGGTCGGGAAGACCGCCATCATTGAACAAGGGGAAACGTCAACCGTGTGAAAAATCCAGTTGTTCCCGCATTCCGTTATTCCGAGTTGAGTCGCCTTCATGACGCCGACTTCCTCGATGCCGGAATGAGGTCCGAGACAATCCATTATTTCGCGAAGATACGGGGTCCGCGAGGTTCGATATTTTCCCGGTTCGCTCGACCCCTTTTGAGGCAACCATCGGAACCTATCCGCCCAATCGGAAATTTCAAAGAACGGATCAGGTCGAAGCGACGCCGCGATCGCTTGCGCGATCCTCGCCGTTGCTGAATCGTTCGAGGATAGCATTTGAAAGGTCCTCAAGAATCGTTGTTATCTCTTCGTTCAATCTTCGCTCGATGTCCGTCGCCGGGATCCCCGCGAGCATCGGGGCGGTCCTCGCCGGAATGTGAATGATCGCATCGCGAACGACGCGATGAATGTCGCCGACCGCTCGTAACGTTTCGTCGGCCGGGATCAAGGTCCCCTCTTTTTCCTTGACCTGGATCTCGGCAAGTCGCGCCTTCCATCGTTCGTTGATCGCCCGCGCCTCGGTCAAGGTCAAGTCTTCGAACCCGGTCCCCGCGACCTCTTCCATCTTCTCGCGGAACGTCGGGGATCTCTTGACCTTCGGTCCCGTCTTCGCCTTCGCCTTCTTCTTCGGAGCGGCCCGCGGCCGGGACTTCTTTTTCTTCGCCGGGGGATCCCGGGTCGCCCGTTGCTTCAAGAGGGCGTCCGCCTTCTTCGGCTCAATGAACGTTCGTCCCCCGATCCGTTTCGTCGCCCCCTTGAGTTTCCCTTGATCAACCCACTTTCGGACCGCGGAAACGGACTTCTTCCGCCGTCGAGCATACGCGGGAATTGAAATCGGATCGGGTTCCTTCTTCATCGTTACCTTTGGGCGGATTTTGGACCTTCAAAAAACCCTCAAAAAGTGCGCCTTTTCTGTTCCGAATCCCTGTTCATGCGGGTTCCGGCCGGGTCCCCCTTCTGTAAGTGTGCGAAAAATAACCTTATTGAGAACCGAGAATCTAGGGGTCTTTTGTGCGCCTTGC